AGTAGTTTTAAATATTTCAGGTCTGACTTCACGCTATAAGCAAAATTGTTAATATCGCCATTTTTTACTTCCATGTAATTTTCCCCGCTTTCCTCCTTGTATTTTGGTACGGCATAGCCGCGTATCCCGCTGTAGCTTAAGCTGTAACTGCGCTGTGCAACCGTGTTGCTGTAATTGCCTTCAATCGTATACACGGTATTGCCGCTCACCTTTTCCACCAGCCCCACATGTCCCCAAGTGAAATGGATCAGATCACCTATTTTTGGCTTGTAGGTCGCAGATTCCCACAATCCTTTTTTGCGCCATAGATCCTCACCTGTAGGGCCCGCGCTTGCCGTAAAGACCGTCTGGCTGGAAGTAAGTCCGGCCTTCTGCATGCACCATGCGCAGAACATGGCGCACCAGTCGGCGTTTTCAAAGCCCTGGTTTTCACAATGCATATATTCTGCATACCACTGTCCGAACTTTGTCCAACCGTTGGATCCTTCTTTGTATCCGAGTTCCGCCTTAGCAAGGGCAATTACGGTCTCTCTTTGTGTTGCCACGACACACACCTCCTTCAATCATTTGACTTAACATATTTTTCCCAACCAGTCGGATACAATTCTGGACTCCATACATTGGCGTCAATGGTAGAGCGATAAACTGTTCCTTTGTAACTTACAACATCGTCCATATTGTAAGCATCTGTTGCACCTAGGGGCTGTACCCATTCGGGGTAACCTTCCTCAGAAATGCCAATTTTCTTATATAGACTTGTTGCAGTATCAGGGGTCCACTCGGCAGAACTGGTATGGTCTTGGAGTATTTGATACAGTTGAGGATCACCCACAGAATTTTTTCCATAAGATATCACCTCTTTAGTCTTATAAGCAACATTCACGGCATAGGCCGGAAACACAGAAGGAACTTCCAATATCATATCAAGTTGGGTGTCTATATCAAAAGTTTGCGCAAAATATTGTATAACCTTCCTCATTTCCACAGCAGCTTGTGTTATATTCATACTAATTCGCCTCCCCCTTCAAAAACATAGATATTGCCTGTTTCATTTCCTGTAACTCGGCAAGTATGTTTTCATCCCTCTTTTTTCGTTCGCTCTTAACACCAAGGACAAACCACCCTTTACCATCACTTTCAATACGATTGCTCAAGAGCACCATATCTTTATAAGTATCAGTAATTTTACCATCAGTAATAGTGACAGTGTCAAGGTTCCCTTCGAAAATTGAGTCCTCAATAGGCTCATTAGAAATATAATTATTTCCATTGAGGTTAAGATTTGTCAGTTTTGTACCATCACTTAATGTAATAGTATACATTTCCGCATACCTCCTTATTCATACTTTCAACTTTCATTTATACTTCCAACAACCGAAAATGCAGGGCGTACACCAAATGTATAAGTCGCATGTCTGTAATACGCATGACCGCTAACGCTAACATATGCAAAGTGAACGTTAGATACAACATCCCTTAACCAAAAAGTTTGTTTATTGCTTTGCATATAAGGATTAAAAGCAAACAGAGGGTATTGACTCTTGTCTATAGTTGGAATTGAAGGAACATTCAAACCATCAGAAGTGGGTGTAAATACCTTACTGCCATAAACATTTTGCTCAGTCATAAGCTCCACAGTGCTATCATACCAAGAGCAGGCGGAAGGGATACCATCCGTAACCGCATTGGATAAGAATTGTCTATGATTTAGGATATGTGACTCACCAAAAGCGGAATTAATGGTAGTTTTTGCCTGTACTAATCCTTCAGAATACATCTTTGATCCATAATACCCACCTGTTGTAACGTTACTGCTATTCATACAGTAATTATACATAACCCTATCTGGAACAAGAGTGACATGATGTGTTTCACAGGAGACATTTCCTGTTTTGTAATAATAATCAAAAGCTGCAATACGGTATGTTACATCGTTGATAACCCAATAGTCACCGATGTACATATTATCGAATGTACCCGCCGCAATTGCTTCCCATTGCTCAAAAGTGACAGATGTGCCAAGGTTTTTACCACGATAAATGCAGTTATGCGCCCCTGCATTATTAAATAACAAGGGAGCAATTTTTTCCTCAACAGGGGAATTTACCTGATTGACAAAATTTTGAAATGTAATATTTTTTAGCCCTGTTCCATCGTGAATAAGAAGCAGGTCGCTTTCTTCCGGTGTTGTAATCGCAGTCAAGTCCGTTACTTTTTTAGTTTCGATAGAAATAGAACTCATAATTTTATACCTCCTTATATTTCCAATCCACTACAATAGCAATACCTATATCATCAACAAGCAAGACAGTACCAGTATCATCCACAGCTATTGGTACGGTAAAGTCATTTTGTAGTGTCATATATTCGAGATTTAACAGCTTTTCGTCTAATTTTACAATCTGATTTTGCAAATTTCCGGCTACGTCTGAAGACAACTGACCTTTTATAGATTCAAACCAACTTGTAAATAAGTCTTGCTGTTGACTCTCGAATGTATTCATTTCAGACCTGTAATCCGTTTTGATAGCGGAGATTGCATTATCTCCCTCGTCTTTCAAATTCTGCACATACGACGTAAAATCAGTTTGTGTATTATCTGCTGTTTCCTCAAACAGTTCCTTTTGCAAGGCAAAATACTTTTGAAATGCTCCGTATAAATCTGTTCCGTTTTCTAGCATGGACATAATCGTATTTAACGCTTCGTTCATGCGATTAGCCTCCAACGCGCCAAAAAACGATTTTTCTTTGTTGTTATATACGGTTACATCTTGAAGAGAAATAGTACCGTCGCTATTATCAATTTGATTGTACTTTTTAAGACCGCTCCAAACTGCATCCTTATAATCAGTCGGTAGTAATTGCCAAGACATTTACAGATCGCCTCCTTTCGTTCCGAAATTCCATGTAAACATTCTCCTCCCCTCAAATTCATTAGTAAGTCTGTCGTGAAGGTCAAGTATTGCTCCTTCCAATCGGTTCAACTCATTAAAATCCATAGTGCTTTCATTGTCGGCGTAAACAGGCGAGAAGCCATAAGACCTTTTTAGAGTATTATCATTTATGACATTGAGGTTCTCCTCAAGTTTATTGATTTCATCTGCATAGAAATAATCAGCCGGAGTGCGATCAATACCAAGCAGGTTAATTGTAAATGACTTATACAATTTGATTGCCAGTTCCCAAAGATATTCAAGGTTATTTTTTATACGATTAAAATCCATTGCATTAAATCTATCCCCGGTATAAATACCCTCGGGGTCTGTTTTACCATACCAATTTGTTTTTGGTGTTATCCAAGCCATTTTACCCTCCTATCCTCCGGGCTGTTACTTTGCCAGAAAAACTCTGATTAAAATTAATGGTTTCCCGGTAAATGTTTACTTTCATTCCTTTATGGAACTCATTTTCTTGATATATAACATCATTTGCGTCAATTTCCGGGTTTCCTCTTGTACTGTACTCATATTCGATACCAGCAGAATAATACTCACCAAGCCAATTTGCAAGGTCTTGTGCCATCTCTATATCGCTCATAAGCGGGTTTTCCCATTTGATTGTTTTTCCTCTGTCATTAAGCGATTTTACGGCATATCGCTCTACAATTTTATACCTGCACCCGAAAACTTCCAGCTTATAAGTGCCGGATACCTCAAACATGACTGTAACATAATAATTACCCCAAGCTACAATTGAAACATTACTTGTCAATCCATTTAAGACAGCGCGGAAGCCGTAAGACGGTTCACCGATATAATAAGTTTCAGTTGTACCTCTGGTAACAGTGATTTCTTCACTCACAAGGTTTTCTTCCTGTGTACCGTACAGATAACTGTAATAAGGGACAACGATCTCTTTAATAAGTTCTTGCTTAATAGCTTTAGGGGAGGAGGTTATATCGGTGCGGGTCATGGTAAAATCGGTAATATCTCCAAAGGAAAAGTAATTAAGTACAATTCGGTTATATGGTTCAGCCGTCTTTATAAACTCAATCTTCATTGTATCAAAATCATCAAAATCGTGATGAACAACCAATGTTTTTGTAATTTCTTCAACCTCATATTCTGTAACCAGCACATTTTCTCTGTAAGTACGAATTGTGATAGCACCCGGCAAAGCGTGTCCGAAGACCATTTTTACACCGTAATACATACATGCAGCTTCCTGCACAATAGTAATAACAGGATTAATTGCAAAATTACCATCCCCATCGGAAATAGCATTTGATATAAACCCGGTATTGAGTATTCCTTTTTTGTTCCGAGGAAGAAAATACATACCTCCGTCTACCACAGCATGATTTATAGAAAGAGAAGCGTACTCGGATTTTACAGTATCTTTTAAAATATTTTCTATTGACGAATACTCTGATTCTCCATTAGAGGATATTGTAAGTTCGGGACTAAAAGAGGATTTTATCTGAATGATACCATCTCTCGTCTGAGACAACACACATCGACACGCATTGGAGATAATTTGTAACGCTTCTTTATGTTGTACTCTTGGCAAAGGATTTTTCGTAAACAAGGTTTTTAAGTGTGGGTCAATATAGTAATCCGTGATGCCGGCATCCGCTAACACCTCCTGCGCCATGGCGTAATAACTTTTTCCTCCACTCATATATAGTCCCTTATAATACTCAGAATCCATATTACGAAAAATATCTTGACATCGTATTGTAGCCGTATAATCGTCCGATTCCCATTCCGAACAAAAAAGATGGTTTCCTTTTATCCATTCAATTTCTTCTGAATTAGGGAGCTGATACCCATAATAAATCTCCATTTCCTGTCCTGTTTCGAAAAAATTAATGACAGATTTGGGATTATCTACATTAAAATAGTGGTTATAATTTTTAAGCTGTACCGAGAAATCAATCTGCGGTACATCTGCTCCAACAGGGGAAATATAGCTGTCAAGAGCGGAGGAAATAACAGAGTCATTGTAATAAACAAGACCATAGCCAAAACGAATGGAGTAAATACGCAGTCTACTCTGCGGATTCTTCATTGTATAGAATACCAGTTTCACATAAGTTGTATTCTCGAGAACTTCTTCTGTACTAAATACTGCTTTTGTATTGCCGCGAAACTCTATTGTCTGACCACCACTACTTATCATGTCAAAATTAATTGGGTAATTTTCTCCAAAATCAATAGTGATACCCTTAAGATCAGTAGCCACCATATTAAGGTTAATCGTAAGTACGTATTGCGCCACAGAAACAAGCTTATTTCCAACCAATCCTGTATTAAGATATGCTCCGGAATGGTTTTGTCTTGGCAAGAAGAACATAGAACCGTCTACTTTTGTAAAATTCTCCTCAAGAGTTGCATAGATCATAATGTTGCTATGCTCAGAAAAAAGATTGTTCACATTGGAAAAATAAGCGAAATCTCCGTCTTCGATTTTTGCTTTTGCCTGTGCTTCCTGATTGATAAGTCCGAAAGAAAGCATAATATACGCTCTCTCTCGGAGAGAGGATTTCATGCTTTCTTTATAGGCTTTTGATACTTTTTGCATTAAGTCACTCTCCTACATCAATAAGATTTACTTTGCAATTCCTGTAATATATCGGATGTTCGTTTTCGTCTACCCAGTACGGTTCACCAGTTCTGTCACCGCAATACATTTTTATAGTCTTAGGAGCGTTCGATACAGGGTCGATAAATGTTACATATACAAAAAAATTACTCAAAATACTTAATATCCTACTCCATTGTGCGGCTGTAAGCAAAGGCCATTCAAGACCATCAATCTTATATTGGTCCCGCCCCACGCGCTGACCGACTACTGCACCATTAGCATTTCTGCCGGAATCCACTATCGTTGTTACAATAGGGTGTACCCCTCGTTTCGGAGGAGGTAATTCATAACCATTAATAGCCAAATAAGACATTGCTACACCTCCTTTACGGTGTTACAAAGTTGAAACCATTTGCTTTTTGCTGTGTCACAACAGCATCTGTAATGGTACGACTACCAACCTGTACAATGGTCTGCTCATTCTTATCTGCTTGTCTGCGAATATTTTCTGCCATCTGACTTAAAGTCGACTCAATACACTCTTTGTAAAACTCATTCATAGCTTCTTTAAAACCGATTACTGTGATGTTACTACTACTTGTCACATTTGCAGAAATATTTTTTGAAAAGTGTTCACCTTTGTAATACTGGAGAGCAGAGGTATCAACTCCTAACTTTATTTGGGGAGCATCTGATAAGATAGATTTTGCCCACTCTTCCATAATCGGTTTTGTACTTATTCCAAATTTAACGATACCGTTATTAAATCCTTTTATAGCAAAGACTGCATATTTAAAGAATTCTTTTGATGGAGAACGTTCATCAAGCCTTTTGGTGAACGTCTTTTTAAGGTCTTCCGCCCACCTCTCCATAGCAGAACGAGTGTTAGTATAAAAAGTATTAATACCATTATTGAAACCTGTTATCACATTTTCAGCATAATTACGAAACGTATAATAATTTATTGACCCGTATCCGCTTTTTGTAAACCAGTTCTTTACGCTAGTAGCCCAAGCAGTCATACTCGATCTAGTATCAGTATATCTGCTGCCCATCTTATTTTTAAAACCTGTAATTATGTTTTGAGCATAAGTGCTGAAAGTTTGACTATTTACACCGCCGTTTGTAAACCAGTTCTTTACGCTAGTAGCCCAAGACACAACAGAATCCTTGGAAGTTGTATAAGCAGAACTGATTTTTTCTGTAAATCCTATAATAATGTTCCCAGCACATGAAGAAAAATCTTCTCCCAATTTTTTCAGCGAAGAACCAAACGACTCTATAGCTTGAGTATCGGTGGATGCTACTTTCACAGACCAATCCAAAATTTTATTTATTTCAGAATTTACTTGTGAAACCTTGTTAGAATTGATACCTCTGATATAGTCATAATAAGTTTTAAACTTTGCCCCAAACAATGCCAACTTTTCACCAAACGAAACAATATTTTTCTCGCCCGAAAACCAAGAGCCTATACCACCTTCGTTCGGAATATTGTTTGCAAAAGCAACAATAGACTGTGCGGCCGCAGAGGAAGCTTGTACCGCCTTTCCGTCTACACCTTTCATGCTATCGCTATATGCTTTAAAATTCTTACCAAAACCAGGTAGCTTCGCACCCCAAACGTCTAATTTGTTGTCTCCTGCAAACCAAGAAACTATACCATCTTCGTTCGGAATGTTGTTTGCAAAAGCAACAATAGACTGTGCGGCCGCAGAGGAAGCTTGTACAGCTTCTCCATCAACACCCTTTATGCTATCACTATATGCTTTAAAATTCTTACCAAAACTAGGTAGCTTCGCACCCCAAACATCTAAAGTGTTGTCTCCTTCAAACCAAGAAACTATACCACCTTCGTTCGGAATGTTGCTTGCAAAAGCAACAATAGACTGTGCGGCCGTCGCGGAAGCTTGTACTGCTTCTCCATCAACACCCTTTATGCTATCACTATATGCTTTAAAATTCTTACCAAAACCAGGTAGCTTCGCACCCCAAACGTCAATGTCATTTTCTCCTGCAAAAAATCCTGCGACTCCTCCGCTATTTGGAATATTATTTGCAAATTCGGCTAATGATTTTGCTGCTATTGCGGAAGCTTGTACTGCTTCTCCATCAACACCTTTTATTTTATTAGAATATTCTGCAAAATATGGGGCAAAAATATATAAATCTTTCCCAAACTTTGTAAGAGAGTTACCGCCAGTAAACCAAGCTGTTAATCCGTTTAAAATATCCATAGCGGTAAGAATTAAAACTATCTCAGCTAATCGTTTAATAGCATTCACAGCCTCAACATTTACCGTTTCAAGTCCTGCGAAAAACGGTCGAGCGTTTATCATGAAATCCGAAAGATTTTGTCCTATATCCGGAAAAGCGTTAGAAATTTCAACAAGAAAACTATTTATGATACTTCCAGCAAAAGATCCTAAAATTTCCCCTAACTGAATTAAAACTTTTCCTCCCTCTCCTACAATCCAAGAAAAACCTGGTATTTGTTTAAGCGCGCCCAACGCTACTAACACCAATTCAATTCCACCTATCACCAAAGCAAAACCAGCCAGGCCTGATAAAATTAAAGCAGGTGATGCTATACCCAAGGCAATCAAGGTGCCAGACAAAGTCCCTATAGGTAATGCCACCGCCCACAATCCCTCAAAAACAGATATGACACTCTTAATTCCTGTTGCTAAAAAGTCACTGAAATAGGGGATGGAAATTAAAGCACCTATCGCTGTAACAAGAGCAGATATACCACCGATAATTACAGAAATGCCCGCAAGTCCTTTTGCCACAGTAGCTACACCGATTTTTCCCAACCCAATTACACCAAGGCTAAATGCTGTTAAAGGTATAATAATGCTTCCCAGCCCCTCAAATACTATTTTAACAGCTTTGATACCATCTCTTGCTATTTGCTCAAATCCTGGAATTTGCATGAGTAACCCTATCGCCTCAACTACTACGACCAAACCTCCTATGATCAAGCCTATGTCAGCAAGCCCTTTCAAAACGGTCTTTGGGGACGGAACTGAAAAAGCGCTAGTTTTACTACCAGATTTTCCTCCTCCAAACAGAGAGCGCAAAGCATTTAAACCAGTCACAAAAGGTTTAGAAAGCTTCCACAAAAGAAATGCCCCACCGATTAAACCCACTACAATCAAAATTTTACCGAGATTCGTATTAAACAAATCTGCCCAACTGTTTATTTCACCGGTTATACCAAGCCATTCCTTCATCTTGTCGACTATTTCTTGTACTTTAGAGTTTACAGCACTGTCTATAAAATTATAAGTAGGCAGTTCAAAACCGAGTCCTCCACCGTTGTCTTTAGAATCCTCTTCGCTTGAATCATCCGGAGGAGAGATGATATTTAATTCGTCAATTCCTAGCAATGCTGTTTTAAATTCTTTAGCTTTTTTTGTAGCATCATTAAGACTATCTGCAACATCACCAGTGCTGTCAGCAACGTTGCCCACCGCAGTATCAATTCCACTATAATCAATTTCTGGAAACGAAAATCCGAAAAGTCCTGCTATTACATCTGCAACCATTCGAATAACCTTACTTACAGCAATAGCATAAGGGAGAACCGCATTCAAGACTGGAATAAAAATATTACCCAAAGCACGAGCGCACTGTGTAACCTGTGCCTGCAAAATACGAAGTTGATTAGCAGGCGCCTCCAAGGTACGAGCCATATCACCTTGAGCAGTAGTTACCTGTGTCATAATTGCATAATAACGTAATTCTGCCTTTTCCGCCTGCGTCATGGCGTTTACCTTTTTAGTAATACCAAGAGTATACGCTTCTTGTTGTAGTCTTGCTATGGATAAGTCATAACCAAGTCTACGAAGTGGTTCAAGTTCACCGGCAATACCTGATTGTAACTTTTGCATAGAATCTTCAAAACTAATATTGAAGAACGAGGAGAGATCATAGCCAAGCTGGGTAAGATTTTGACTCATAACATAAGCCCGATCACTTGCAACACCAAATCCACTCGCGAGTGTCATAAAGATGCCTTGATTTCTCATCCACTCGCCCGGGTCAATTCCCATAATATCCGCAACATGTTCTGCATATTGTTGCGCTTGCTCTGCATACTTACCCATCGAAACGGTAAACAAATTCATATTTTCAACATACTTATTAGAAGCCGTAATCCATGTAGCAATCACTCTTGCCGCCGAACGAACCGCTGTTGCAGCAATCGCAATTTTTGCGGCAAGATTTGTATAACTAGCAATTGCTTTATTATTAGCACCAGATAAATTATTTGTAGTTTGAATAAGCCGTTGTATTCTATTTGGAAACGAAGCAAACCCGGTAGAAATCTTTTGCATTTGCATTGCAAGAGGCGCAAACGCATTTGCCAATTGTTGAATTTGAGCAGTGAGCGTACCAATGTCTACAGACCGTAAACTTTGCATAAGTTGTGGTATTTTGAGCAATTGTGTAACAAAAGAAGTCAAATTATTTTTACCCATTTGTGATAAAGGAGTAAAGGATTTTACAAGCTGATTAATTTGCTGACTTAAACTTCCAAGATCAACAGAATCAAGTGCTTGAACTGCTTGTGGCAATCTTTGTAACTGAAAGATGAAACTATTCAAGTTTGCTTTACCAATTCCGACTAAAGGAGTAAGAGCGTTTGCAAGAGAGTAAAGAGAAGTGAAATTTTTATCGTTCAAAGATTGAATTGCATTTCCAATGTTTATAATCTGTGTAGCTATGGAAGACGAAAGTTTAAAATTACCACAATCTGAAAGAGTCTTTAGTCCCTGTACAAATTTATTAAAATTTTCAGTATTGCCGCTACTGATACTACCGAGAGAAGTCTTTAATGTAGTAAGTTGTTTTATAACAGAAGTTAGACCTACTCCACCCTTCACAGCATTTTTCAACTTGTTTAAAGAAGAAGCAAGAGCATCTATACTATTCGTAGCCGATGTGGACTTACTTTGTATTTCCAGTTCTAACGACTCAATTGTTGTAGACACCTACCTCATCCTCCTTTAAACTTCTTGTTGTTTTGTATCATAAATCCTTCCATTATCTTTTTACCCCTATCATAAACCTTTTTATGCTTTTCCATTTGTTCAAACTCCACTTGTTTATCAGTAATAGCATAAGGTTCTGTAGGATAAGGAGAAGGCTTCGTACCCTTTCGGGCAAACGCATGCAGAATAGGTGATATCCTGCACAAAGCATCATAAAAATACGCACCCTGCAGCCACATTTCTTGATTCTTACGATCTATTCTAAGCGTTTCTGCCTTTCGATAATAAACAACAAGGTCACAATCTTTGTCCCAATACTGTTCTTCGGTCATGCCAATAGCCAGATAATAAGGAAATAACTCATTGAATTTTTCTGTGTAAGTTTTAAGGGGAGTAACAGAAGCAACATCTCTACCCCCCTCGATAGAGGACAGCAAGTCACTTACCAAGTTGCTGTCCAGTTCACGTTTCCCTTATCTTTTTCAGGCTCCTCTATAAGTGCCATAATCGGTTCATTGTACATCTCAGTCAGTTTACCGATTAAATCTTCTTTCTTAGTGAGTTTCTCAAAAATTGTATCGATAACTTCCTGCTTCACAAACCTATGGTGTGCAAGAAATGCACCTGCAAATAATGCCGGAAGACTAGTCATAGGTTTGTCGGTAATTTCAGATGCAATAAACCCCTTTTTTTCCATTTCAGACACCGTTCTGCGCGTAAATTCAAGAGTATATTCTTTATCTTCGAAAGTAAAAATTAACTGTTTGCTCATTTTTATATCCTCCTTTAATTTAATTCTCAACCACCCGTTTCATCAGACATGCTGATAGGCGTTGAAGGTGCGATAGTAACAGTCATGTCAACAACTTCATTAACACCACCTCCAACAGGAAAAGCTGAAAGTTGACCCTTGAATTCAAATTTTCCATCCGTACCAGTTGGGGTAAGAACACCTGCGCTCTCAGTACCACCGAACCAAACAGCGAAATCGTACTCTTCACCCTCTAATGCCTTAAGTTTTATAAAATCTTCTTTAGTGTAATTTGCAGTAAACTCAAGAGCATCAAGAGACTGAATACCCGGAATATAGGTTTGCATTCTATCAGAAAGCGTAGTGGTCTCTAACATTTCTGGTGCGCCACCTAAGTCCGGAAAATCCTTAATGTCAATTAATTTCTCCCAAGTACTCCCAGAACTCCCTTTCTTCATAAGAAAAATTTTGTAAGTAGAAATAGCCATAATTCTTTACCTCCTATAAATAGTCTTATTTCTTGATACGACTGCTCGGTATCTGCCAAGCATTCTATAGATGGTCGCTTCATCTTGGTTGGGTACAGGCTCAAGCATGATTCTTGTGAAATTCAGCCTCATAAGTATTTCGTCAATGAAAGCCGCAATCGCTTTGCATTCTGCCTTTTTACCCTTGGTTTTGTTTGAATAGACATTCAGCTCGTACATAACAGAGACATGATTTTCTCTACTTTCTGTAGACTGAGTATTGCGAAAAGTCCCATTGTCTATCTCAATAAGTGAGACACAAGGGAACGAAGATGGAGACTTGACATATTCTCCTGTCATGAAGATATTAGGAAATTCAGTTCGAACCTTTTCGGACACTTCAGAGAAAATCTCACTTTCAACATCAATCATTTGAACACCTCCTTCGCAATATCCGCAATCTCGTCACAGATAGTTTTCATTGCGTTGTACATGGGCATGATAGCGGGTGTACCATGTGTTAGACGAAGCTCTCCGTCTTCATAGAATCCCCAAGTCTGTAGTTTACCATTGCTCTTGCCATAGCCGCCAATGGTAAAACCAAGCTCCGTCCCTTTCGGGTGAGGAGAGCTACCAGCAAAACCATTGTGGTACACGCCAGCACCAAACTCTACCCACACAACATCCTCGCCAGCGGCGATAACGACCGAGACATTTTCTCGCTCATCAATAGAAACCAGTACATCTGCTTTCCTTGCGCCGCCGCTTTCTACGGTGAGATCGTCCACAATCGCACCGTTGAATCCGCTTTGGGCAAGAGCACTAATCCGCTCAGCGACTTTAATGCGGAGAAGTTCCGTTTTGCGGATAATCTCTCGCTTGTACGGTTCAAGCTCTTTGATAGCCCGGTCAATGTCTTTTTCTGACAGACCGATACGAATGACCTTCTTACGCGTCATGTCACAGTCACCTTGCTTATCGCCAGCGACACCACATTCAGACTTCTCGCAACCTTCTTTACGATGTAATCATGAGGAGTAATAACCTCGCCCTTTTCATTCACCGCCAGATCGCCGTTTCCGTTCAGTTGTGGTATGCGGTCAACCCACAGTACAGCGTATTCGTCAATCGGGGGAGCGTCACTGTCCATGACAATCACCTTGTCATAGGACTCGTTTTCCCCAAACTGACGGGTCTGTGTCTCACCCTTTGCCGCCGAGATATTGGCATAAAACTCTGTAGGCTTTCCACGCTGAATGTCGTATTCGCCGGTCACATTCCCGTAATCGTCTGTGATGGGGGTTTTCCCTTCATACAGAGCATAGAAGAATTTAACCTTGTTTCTGCTCATACACTTCATCAAATCACCCCACAATACGGAACGACCGATTTCAGCATGGAGGAGGGAACGTCACCGTTCTCATAGCTCCTCGAAACACCGTTTTCGGTGTGAGAGGTCTGCCCCTCTGCGCCACGCTTGTTCAACATATATGCCGCAATCTCGACTTGAAGGTAAGAGTATTGATCGGGTATTTCCGTCACATCGTTCTGGTACGGATAAGCTTTCGCAAGAATTTTGCTTCCTGCAAAATTAAGGTAGGTGGACAACACTTCGTCAGAATCGGAAGTCCCCACCATTGCTTTAAGAGCAGTCAACTTTTCGTCCTGCGTCATGTTGTCGCACCTCCTTCGCAGTTACTCCTCAGTCTTGTCCTCGCCGGTCTCAGGAGCGGGTTCTCCCTCGCCGGTCTCAGGGTCTTCCTCGACCTCCTCGATGAACACACGGTTCAGAGGATTCTTGCCCTCTGCCAGCTCCTTGATACGAGCCTTGGTGGGCTTGTAGCCCTCCACAGGGTAGATGTCACCGACATCGTAGTGGTGATCGTTGTTCTTCAAATCCCGAAACGGGCTGATTACTCGGTACATAATCTGTCCTCCTTCACACTTTGATTACACGCCGGGAGAGACGGTAATCTTGACAGCCTTGGTAGCGTCGGTCAGAGCCGCAAGGTAGTACTTGCGGGAGAATATGGTGTTCAGACGGGTGTTCGCCGCAGTCTCGGAACGGTTGTTGGCGGTCACCTGCTCGATCTCCACACCCTTCTTGTTGAACAGGGTAACGGCTTCACGAGTGCCGATGATGATGGTGCCGGTCACAGCGTCCTTCTTGGTGTACAGGTTCACGCCAGCAACGGTGCCGACATAGCCGGTACGGGCAAAGGCTTCGACATACTTGAGATCGTCTTTCAGTGCCTTGCGCACAGAAGCCATATCAGCCGCATTGACGAAACCGAAAATGCTCACGCCCTCGATCTGCTCAAGGTCGAGCTTCGCCACAGCGTCAGCAAAAGCACCGAAGCCGTAATCGGTGGCGGTGACGGACAGAGTGGCCTTGTTGAACTCGGCGAAGATGTCCTTATTGACGGTGTTGAACATATCGGTGCCCATGTGACGAACACCGACAGGCACCAGCATGGGGTCAGTCATGGCCTGTTCGTCATAGTACTCGAAGCGGTTCTGCGCCAGCAGGATTTCATACTCCTCCTCGGTGTAAGAAACCTCGATGGACTTGGAGTTACCGGCACCCATAGCCAGCTTCTCGGTGCCATCGGTGGCCTGGTAGACGTTGATCTTGCGCTTCATACCGGGCTGACCCACCAGAGAATTGTCCACAGTGCAGAACTGTTGCAGGTCAAGGTGGGAATTGTACTGATCTTCCACCTCATTGGAGAGGTAGAAGTTGTCGTATATAGTGTGCGTGAAAGCCATTATTCATTACCTCCATAAAGTTCTTTGTATTCCTCCGGGTGCTCCGTGTAGAACTTGTGACGCTCCGTAGGGTTGAGCTTACGGAATTTTTCGAGCGTCATGGTCTTAGAGTCCCCATCGGGAGTAGGTTTCGGTGTTTTCTTGAGAGCGTCCGCACGAACCTTCTTCTCGAAAGAAGCCAAATGCTTCTGCTGATTGGCAAATACCTTCTCTGTGTCACCGTCTGCCATAGCTTCTGCCGTTTCATCGGCCAGAATTTCTTCATAACCAAGCGCAACAAGCTTTGCCTTGTTCTTGGAAATAACAGACTCACGCAGGAGCTTGTCATACTTATTTTGCAGTTCTTCCCGCTCCTCCTGCTCCTTCTGCTTTTTCTGCTCGTCCTCGGTCATTTTTTCTCGAAGCTGTTTCTTGTAGCCAGCGGCTTCGCTGTTACTCTTAGAGAGGGCATTTTTCAGCCGTTCGATTTCTGCGGAATTGTCTTCCGGGATAGTCACGCTTTCTAGAGCAGATTCAACCTCCTCAAAGGTCATGCCCTCTTTGTAAGCGTCACCAAGCATTTCTTTCAGGTTCATACAGATTTCCTCCTTGCGTTTGATCGGTAGTTCACTCTACACTGCTTTCTGTTTGAAGGGTTGTCTCCCGTTTGCGTTTTTAGGTGTTCCCTCACCATAATCAAACGAAAATCGCTTAAATCATTCATTTTCTCCCGAATTATACGGGTTGTTTGAGTTATTCTGCGCCGCCATCTGCTGTTGTGCCAGCTTTTCCTGCTGTTCCTCGTAGTAATTCATACTCAGGGTGTACGCTCTCTCCGGGTCAACAAACAGGCCGGAGTGCTGGAAAGCAAGCAGAGGGTGAATCTTCGGTTGCTGTAGCATGGACACCAATACCTGAGACTTGCTCTGGATATTTTCATAATTGCGTCTGGTAAACTGCAATTCGATGTCCTTTAAGCGCAGGTCGATGTTTCCAAGATCACGACAGATACGAAGAACCAGCTTGAGCGTTTTCTTTTCAGCTTTTTTGAACATATGCTCACTGTCTTTTGCCCTCGCTTCCGCAAGCGACCAGCCATCACGCAGAAGAACTGCCGCCCCGGTGTCGGAAGTGGAACTGCCGCCGTTTCGGTTCGGCATACCACAAATGGTGAGGACAGCGTTGTACAGATCGTCTTTAAGTGTCTGTGTCTGCCCCTGATTCAGCTCCTTTACCACAAGGTCAACGTCAATATTCCCGCCGTTGTCGTTAGGTGGAACATTGATCGCGCCCTCTTTAAGAAATTCTTGGAACTTCTCTTTTTCGATGGTGCAACCAATGAATTTCCAAAAAGCCTGAATAAACTGCTCCACACCGTCCATGCGGTTGGACTCTACGTTATTGATTGCGTCCAGCAGGGGAAGAACAATTTCAAAAGAGCCAAGCCGCGCATTATTTGCCGGGTACTCGAAAATCGGAATCATGTCCAACGCATGAGCTTTAGATTCCTCCTGATTGATGGAGACATCATCAATCAGCCAGTAGTAATTTTCAGTGTAAACGGAGTAGTGCGTGACTTCGTTATCGTCCGTGCTGCACTTTACCGCCATCAACGGTTTGTTGCCGATTTCAGTGGAGTAGACGATAAAGGTATCTCGCGGGTCGAGTGTATACATCTCGAAAGGAGATTCATCTTCTTCGTCAGGTTCATCGGGGAGCACCAGCCGGTATGCGGTTCCGCAAATCATCTGCCATTCCACGATTTCCTGATCTTGAGTGGCCTTATCTTCGGCAAACATCAACTCATTCAGAGCAGTTATTCCAGCAGTTACATTTTCATCAGTGCTCCTGCCGATATACTGAATGGGTTCGCCACAGAGATAGCCGACTTTGAAGGAGACAATCTCGTTTGCCCGATTTTCTACAATCTTATTGCAGATTTCAGGACGGACATCTTTTACCCGGTTCAGAATCGGCTGATTTCCCTTGTAGTACTTCCAGAGATAATCAATATCGCTTCGGTTAAGGGCGTGATCTGCGAGAGCTTTCTGCAAAACTGAAACTACATTTTCATCGGTGATTTCCTTCACACTGGATTTGATAACCCGTCTGCCGCTCATTTGCCGGGTTTCACTCACCGGCTTGGAAGTGTCGATCACATTTCCCAAGATTGTCCCTCCTTTCCTCGAAAATAAAACAGCGCATGATTGTTTGTAGGGCTTTTCGCCATACTCGCAATCATGCGCCGATTTCATCTCATAATTTTTCGCCTATATTATACCATTTTAGTTCGCAAAAGTCAAGTTGTAATTCTTGTTTTAAGAATTGACTGTTGAAAACTCAGTGGAAATTGTGAATTACCATGGCCGCTTGAATACCTCCACCTTCTGTCCGCTTAAACTCTGCGCATACTCAGCCAGCATTGCCATACCATCGGGAACATCATCGTGCTTATTTTTACCCGCCATAGTATAAGAGCAGAGCATATCCATCATCTTGCCATAATCCGATTTTCTCTGGTAGAGAGAAGCGTCTTTGAAAAGACAACGCTCCTTCACCCATGCGCTGTTTACGATGATCTTTGTTTCCTTGTTGGCGGTAGTGAATTTGGTGGTGATGTGAGTAATACCGCCTTTTTTCTTCACTTCTTCCTGAATTTTCTCAGCGACACGCCGCCCTGCGGAGTTGGACTCAAACCGGCAGGACTTTACCTTGTCTCGCACAAGAATCTCGGTCAGCCTTGCGTCCACAATGTTGGGAAGACCGTTATCGCACACGCAATCGTCAATATAGTAGTCCTGCCCATACACATAGGCTACAGGAAGAAATGCGTAGTCTGCGCCCTTGTCCTTGGTGTCGCAGATACCAATAATCGCGTCCGGGTCTTCCTTGGGAAGCTCGAAATAGCGGCGAAGCTCGTCCGCAGAGTAGACAAGCCCCTCACGCTCAATCGGCTCGTTCATATACAAGGCTCTCCAACTCACATCGTCCATGATATTTCTCTGTTCATGGTAGAACCTTGTGCTGAACCCTACACCGTAGGCATAATCGAAATTGGACTTGTCATTTTCATCAAGAGCGGGAATTACGATGAATTTTGCCCGGTCACTGTCGATATACTCCCGTTCCAACCGCCCAATGACATCATGCACCGACCAACGAGTTGCAATATGAAGTTCTTTACAGTGATCTCCGATTTTACGCTGTCGAAGGTCAGTAGTGTAGGTTTCCCACAGTTTGTCCAGTCGCTCTTTCGATAATGCCACCTCGATGCCCGATACCAAATCGTCACAGTAGAGCAAGGTAGCGGCACGGTACAAACCCGCATTGCCAGTTCCAATGGATGTAAACTCCAATGTCTCAAAACGCTGTCGTTCATCTAGATCAATACGACAATCTTTTGCGTTGGTATTTGTAACATTTATATCGGGAAACACATCATACCACAGATAATCTCCCGTTTTATCCATGATTCTAAGACATTCATCATAAACCTCTCGAACAAAAGAATTGGAATGACTTCCGGTTAATATAGGATCATTTGGGATTTTACCACTAAGCCATGTTAAATAAAAAATAGCAAGAGTAGTTTTACCACTTCCCGGAGGGAGGGAAACCGCCAATAAATCCAATTTATTATCGGCGAGTTCTTGCAGTGCATCTACTACCTGTTTCAACACTTTCCTGCGCGGAGGATAAAACTTTTTTTTAGGCTCTCTATTCCACTCAACATAAAGAAGATATGAGTCGAAATCATACTTAGCAGCTGCATGCAGAACCCGTTTGTGCAATCCATATAGTTTATGTACATCCGTTTCGCCTACAACCATGCTACAAAATGCCTTTTCGATCTCCGTCGAAAGTATTTTTAAATATTTTATGCTCAAAGAGGTGTCTTCTTTCATTGCTTCTTTGCACATATAATATAAATCTTCAAAAACTTGAAACGAAAACGGTTTCTTTTGAACTCTTAACAAAATTGTTTTTAATAATTTTTCCATAATTCCTCCTGATAAAAAAAGCGCAGGACTGTTTGAACTAAACGTTCTCGCAATCATGCGCTTTTTAAGTATTATTTATTTTTACTTGTATTACAAATTATCGTAAGAGAACCATTGTCCTCCTTGCTCAATTGAATCCAATATTCACCATCCGTTGTATATGCCCCAAACCGTGAATCCAATTCGTAAACAATATCGTTAAATCCGATCTCTTTACACTGGGATATATATTCTGTAAATTCTTCATCGGTATAATCGGTAACGGAGAACGCATACATTTCTCCTCCATCTGGATCAATAATATCGAATTTCCCACTTTTAAAGATACTGTTTGACGGCATCATTGCAGCATAATTTATTTCAGTTATGTTATCTTGATGGGAACTATCGTTAATAGAACTATCATTACCAGAAGAGCACGCACTGAAAAAGAAAATACAAATTAAACAAACAGGGATAAACAAATGGATTTGTTTCATAATAATCCTCTTTTCATTTATTTCTCTTGAGAAGTTCACCTAACACAACAAAAGGGAACAGCAATATACTAAAAATAGCTATCCAGCATCCACTTCTGTCACTTCGCATACTTGAAACCTCTTTTTTAATGTATTCTACACCTATAATGGAAGAATAGGTACGTGGACACCTTGAACCCACCCCATATCTCCGTATTTATACTGCCCCTCATAGAATTTTCTGTTTGCGAGAATACCACGAATGGTAGATGGTTGAAATCTCTTACCTTTGCGGGTTCGATAGCCTTTATCATACAGAATGTCGCAAATGTCCGTCAGTGAGGTATTCTTCATATCATGCTCACGGAATGTAATCTCTACGATGGGCGTTTCCTTTGGATTTTGCATAAGAATTCCATCAACTACATAATACCCATATGGTTTGTTCCCGCCAGAGTACCCACCGCATTGAGCTTTCAGAGAACGCCCTTTGCCTGTTCTCAGAGCAATGTTCTTTCGTTCCTGCTCTGCCACGAACATGAGAAGCGAGCGATATATGTTGGCGAAATCATCGCCCTCGGAAAAATGCTCCTCTGTAGACAACAGAGCCACGTTCCGCTTTTCCAGCGTGTAGAAGTAGTAAAAATACAACTTTGTATCACGGGCAACACGGTCGTTCTTAAAGACAATCACAGCATCATGGGAAGGAAGCTGGTCTGGTTGATATAGAATTTTGTCAAGCTCAGGGCGATTGTCCTTTGCGCCGCTGATGGTGTCCGTCAGCCAACTCACGATTTCATATCCATTAGTGTCAGAGTAGGAGAGAATAGCCTGTTTCTGCACCTCAATACCGTACTTATCATCAGCTGATTGCTCCTCCGTAGACACACGAATATAACCAATCGCCGGTTTCACGAGATAATCACCTCCGTTAGTCCGAAAAGGACTGCTTTTAATTTCTTTCCTTTACTTGAAGTAGTAAAAGTAGTTCAAATTCAATTTTTTCGTAAACTTTTATTATATACGCGCATATTAAGAGAAAGTTACCGTAAAAACCGATTTTTCACTACTTTAACTACTTCATCCTTGGTACATAGGTCAGTTCAATGTCATATCCGAGAGCTTCCATCATCTGAACAAAAGTCTTGTTCACGATGCCCTCCTTCTTTTTCAGAACACGATTGACATACTGCCCGGTCGTTCCGATGGTCTTGCCGACCTGCTGTTGAGTCATATTTGCTTCAAGGCATTTCACCTTCACATCAAGCTCAATATTGTTCTTAACTATGTGGATTCGACCTCCTTGTATTTTAATTTGATAATAGTATAGCATTTTCTGTGGAAATTGTCAACACAAATGGGATTAAATTTTATCTTTTACAGAACCTTTTTAATTTTTTGGAATATTTAAACCACTCCCTCGCCCATAGTGGAAAGCCGAGTATCCCCCCCTAGGGGGCTTCCCCCTCTTAGATAATCACTGTTTATACCGCCCTGCTTGCGCGTAATCAAGATTAGACTATGCGCGAACATTGTCACAGTACACGCCAGGCATAAGGGCGTATAAAGACCGGTAGATCTGCATTATAAAAACCCCGTACAGCGGTATAAAATCCACCATACGGGGTGAGAAAAGACTCGTAGCAGCTAGAATTACCCTATTATTAAATCATCTGTTGCGATCTCTAGATATCGCTTTAAAAAGTCTAAATTGGCGCACGGCGCTATTTCAGCGTGCACTTGTTCGCGTGTTTCGTCGGCCATAAATTGTACGATTACATCCCAATCCATTTCTTTTATGGCTTCTTCTGGGTCGCAAAAATGTGTCCCGTCGTCAATACTGATTTCTTTCATTTTTATATCCTCCTTTGTTTTTAGATCATTTTAAGCAAATCAGCAAGAATCATGAAAGGGAAAATCAAGATACATAAGATAATCATATTTACACCCCCTTTTTATACCACTGTAAAGCGTTTGTATGTTGCTTTGTGTTCTGATCCTGTCAGAACGTCAAGCCCATTTTCCACCATGTAATTTTTTAACTGATCTTTCAAACCCTCCACCATTGCGGCGGCTTCTTCCTGTAACCGGGTATATTGTGCAAGCTCCGCCATAATTGCGTTAATATCCATGTTTTACACCTCCCCAACGATAAACGGCAACGGTTTATTTTCTTCCGGCTCTCTCCAATATGCGCCATCGTAACCGATCCCCAATAGAAAAGCCCTGTAAACCGCTTCCAATGTATACCATCTTTGCTTATAGCTTCCCTGTAGCATATCGGGACAGTGCAACGCTTTAATTGCTTTTTCCTGTTCCTTCTGCGTCATGCGCTGGAATGTCCAGCTATTGCGGATCATGGTTATATAATCCGCTTGCGCTTGTTCTTTCGGCTTGTTCATGCTTCAACCTCCCTATATACGGCAGTCCGGGAATATCCGGCAAATTCATATAGAACAACGTCCGCCGGGTCTCCATCCGGGACAGCTCCGGCTATTTCCTTCTTGATCCCTTCCGTATTCCATGAAACGCAATAGATAGAAAAACCGCTAATTTCTTCCGGGCTTTCCGGGTCTGTGTCTTCATCGTGTACGATCCATTCCGTTCCAGTGTTGAAATACTCAGTTTCAAAAACTCCTATTTGTTCCCTTGTCCATTTATCCACAGGATAGAAAATATAATTCCAATCACCTTGACAGCAACCGCTAATCATTCGATGATCCCACTTTTCCCCGGTTACGATGGAAAGAACCTTGCACAGAATTTCATATTCATGACTACAAGGACAGCTTGAAAAGTCAATAACATAATTTTTCAATGCGTGAATTGCGCTTGTAGAATAACGTCCGCCATGCTCCGGGGGTAAATAATCGTTGATTGCTTCCGTTGCGTTTTTATACCAGTCCGCCCACTCTTTCACATTTTCCAGCACGTCCGCAAGCTCTCCTTGTCTGAGTACTTCCCAAACTTTATTGATAAAATCCGGGCAATGCTCTTTATAATCCCGATTGCCGAAAACGGCGATATTATCCGGGAAAAATTCATCACCTAAAAACAAGGGGCTTTCTTGATATTCCGGGCTTACCTGTTTAGCATATATTTTCATGGTTTTATTCCTCCGTTTCTTCGTCTTCTTCCAGTGCGTCAAACAGTGCGCTTAATTCTTCATCATCTTCAATACTGTTGATATAGTGGCGGTTTTCGCTCATTTCCTCCACTGCATAATGATCTAAATGCCCGGTATAATCTTTGTAGTCACTTGATACCAAATTCCCATAACCGTTATAATAGAAATATGTCCTATTCGGGTTAAACTCGCCATAGGTTTTATTTCCGCTTGCGTCCGTTGTCCATGTATCATCATCGTGACCGTAAAATGTCCGGTAAAGTAAATCAATGGGCTTTGTATCGCTGTAAAACTCGTCAAGCTCCTCCATGCAATAATAACGATCATCACCCAAATAACCGTTATAACTGTCAAGCTCCTCCATGCAAGCATTGAAAATTTCTTCGTTATTCTTGAAAAACTCAATAATTTGATTGATAATGCTTTCTTTCATTTTCTTTACCTCCTTTTATTCATGCGCTGATTGTCTGAGCGTCCCACCATGCTTTACCGCCGCCAGCGATCCCAAACAGGGAAAGAAAAGCGTTTACATGGCGCATTGTCGTTGCGCTGTAATTGTCCCACAGGCGGACAAATTCGCCGCCGCTCGTGATCTTGCAAACCTCCGTATTATAGGACTGCAAAACTTTTTCGCCGTTGTCCTTCTCAATAACCTTTGCTTTACCGTAAAAGCTCTTGCGATTATCCACCGGGCGTAATTCGTAAACCTTCATTTTGAATACCTCCATAAAAGAATTGTAATTCGGCTTTTGTGTTTCCGTATTCTTATTATAATTCTTGTATTGCGAATTGTCAATCCCTTTTGGATAAAAAATAATATTTTTTGGATTATTTTTTTCTTTCCTATTATATAAGGTATAAACCCGGACAACCGCCACAGCTCCGGCACGATCCGCCACGGATCAGCCGAAATTGCTTTACTTCGATAAAGTGATAAAGTGATCGGGGTCAGATCGGCAAAAATCCGGGAAAAATCCGCACAAAAACACCGCCACCAGCTCACCCCGGATCGTCCCGGAGCTTGCCAGTGGCGGCATTTTCATAGTCGATAGTCGATAGTCGTTTGAAAGTCGATAGTCGTTACTCACCGTCAGAGTCGGAGTCTGAGCCGGAGTCGGCAGAGTCGATCAGATAGCGAGAGCGAATATCGTCAGCGTCATAGTTGTTGTCCTGTTGAGTGTTGGGAGTAAGCACATATTCGGTTTTGTCTTGATAACCATAGTTGTTCTTGCCGAGGAAAATACCGCTGACAGGGTTAATTTTGCCGTTGAGCATATAACTTTCCCATAAATTTTCCATCAAAAGATAAGCCTTTTTTATGAGGTCGGCAACCTCTGGCGGCAACGCAGAATAGCCACCGTTTCCACCTGTAGGCTGATTATTCTTAATAGCCCATAAAGTCTGTCTCGTAGTCCCCAATGCCATAGCAATGCCAGCCACCGTAGGTTTTATGTCCTTCTCAGCCATGAGATTGAAATACTCATTCAACCTCACTTGCACAGCTTCCGGGTCATGCAGATCAATCTTCGGAAGGTTGAGCAGTTGCAAACTTACACTGGTAAATTTGTTATTGTCACCGTCCTCCAACATCATACCATTGTCCCCAATAACAGGAGAGTTACCACCACGAGGTTTCTTCTTAACCACCTGTACTTCCTCAACACCGGGATTTTTCTTATTTGCCATAGTCGTTTATACCTCCTATATAGTCGTGTTTCTGTCCTCCACAACCGTAGGAAAGCTCTTTTTCGAGCCACTTCCGCCCGGAGAGTTCTCTTTGTTCTTGTTCTTCTTAATGGAGTAGTGAAAGTAGTTGAAAATCAGTTTTTGCGTGTAACTTTTACTATATAGACCCCTTATAAGAGGACTTTACCGCAAAAACTAAAGTTTAACTACTTTTACTACTTCCAACCCGACAAGTGCAAAAGATTAGTTTTCAATCCTTTTAGGATTATTTTGCAAATGTCGTTTTAGATTATTTTTCAATCTGATTCGGATAATTTGTGTTTTTCACACCTACTCACCCACACCAATGGCTTTTTCTCGCTCAATGGTTCTCTTGCGTTTGAGCTGAGAGACCTTCTGAGCGTAGGTGTCGGGATAGCAGAGTTCGATAGTTCTGAGGATTCTGTCACTATCGACAGCAAGCTCATTACTGGTATCGCTCTTGAAGTTGATGTACTTCATGATACTGTCGAGAAGCATACGACACCTCATGTTCTCGTTTTTGATTTTGTCATAGGCTTCTTTGGTGAGATTGATGATGTTCACATCTCGTTTATTGTCTTGCATAATAGTTTCCTCCTTACTTGTGATTGTAAAACTTCTCGACCTTTGCTCTGAGGTTTGCCACAGTCGTTTTCAGTCCGAAGTTCTTATGCTCCCAATTCTCAGCCAACCCGGACTCATAGAAGAATGCGTGTGTGATCTCGTGGCGAAGACACTTCTTCTGATATGCCGGGAAGTCCTCAAGCTCAAGGTTCTCGGTTGTAACTACGATTTTCTTTGAGGATTTATCGCAGTAACCGTCACACTCCCGGAGAAACTTGTCCTCCGAGGGTGACTTGTAGTGAATGGAGTACTTTGTACCTAAGATGTTTACAATCATGAGCGCACCTCCTAATACCATTCACCGAGACGGATAATCCACACAGGAAACCAGCCACGCTTGCCCCGAAAGATGGGAGAGTTGTGGGGAGTTTTTTTGACTACATACCAGCCGTGACGCTCACCCTCCATGTCCTCCCAATCGGTTCGCACTTGGAATTTACACCAGCCCTCCTCCACAATGTCGGCACATAAACACTCACCGAGGAAGGGGTCTAACACGGTTTCGGAGAGTCCGTCTTCCTTGACGATGTAGGAGGGAACATCAGCCCGGTTAGGACATTCGTCTGCGGCAATGATGTAGGCATTACCGTCACAGTCGTAGTTCCACATATTCCATTTGAATTTTCGAGCCATGCGTACCTCCTTATTCGCTTGCCTTGTAGTCTGCAAAAGCTGGTTGCTTGATATGAGTGTAAATCTGATTGAGAGCTTCGGGTTCGATATTCTCAGTGAAGATTTTCAGATCTCTCATTGTTGTTTTCCTCCTGTTTTTGTATTTCTTTTACACAGTCGGAACAGTAGCACCCTTCCAGACCTTCAATTTTGTAGAGGAAACAACACCAAGTTCTGTTCCACTTACCTTTATCGGAACATCGTTTGCAAGAGCCTTGACCTTCACCTGTGCATTTAGTGATTTTCATTATTCCACCTCCCCGGAGAACTCTCGCCACTGAGACTTCAAGTACTGCCAGCGGTGAGACAGGAAGGTTTCAATCTCTGTGAGATCGTCCTTCGTGATACTGCGAACCCACACAGGGCGGAAGATACCTTTTCTCTGCAAAATGAAGAACAGGAAAAGCTCAAATCTGCCGGGAGTTTCCTCGCTTTCAAGAATGTCGAAGCGGAACAGGTGGTTATAATCATCGTCCAGCGAACCGTCCACGAGCCAGTCTTCCTTGAAGTCCTCCCATGTATCATAGTCGCAACGTCCGTGATTCTCAGCACCACCGACATAGTAGTTATTATCACTGCAATAATAGCTGTGTTCTGTGTTTTTCAGTTCGAGTGCCATCATACTACCTCCTTGAGCTTGAGTCCCCAATAGATCATGAAACCGCTGGAAGTCGATTTACGGTCGAACCATTCCGGGTGTCGTTCCATTTCTGCATTGAATTTACGGGCAGAGAGGACATAAGCTCCCTCTGACTTCGCCCATATTTTGAACGCTTGATACAGGTCTTTCGCCTTAATCAGCACACGGGAATCCTTTGTGTTAAACTGATCTTCCTCAGAGTGACGCTCACATCTGGCTTCAAGGAACTGTAAGACAATATCGTTGTCATTCTCGTACTTCTTGACAACCTTCTTCAAATCGTCACTCATGGTAAGCCCTCGCTCTTTGTAGCGGATATATCCACGCACGAGCCACATGAAGATACCGCTCATGCTGGATTGCTCGCACAGCTCGTCTTTGAGGTGTGTGTCCTGTTCCTCTGGCGTGAAGTGTCGGTTGAACTCAACGACCTTGATACGCTCGGAAGCGAACAGGGACTTGTCAGTAACCATCGGAAGGTCGTTACAGGAAAGCCAAAGAGTGAACTGCGGTTTGTATGTGATAGCCGACTGGTATAGAGCACGAGCGGAGATTTTCTCACCGCCGGTAAGCTGTTTAATTTTCTCCTCGTCCAATTTACCGTATTCGTTACTCTCGGACATTGTGACGAAGCGTTTACCCTTCAACTCTGCGAGGGTAGGGGAAGCGGCTTCTGCGTCCTTCTGCCTGTCTCCCCGACAAATCATACCTACGGGAACAACTTTGGCATAGTCACCCAACATTGTCTCAATGGTATTGAGCAAGGTCGATTTTCCATTTCTGGTGGTCTTGCCGTGAAGAATAAACATACATTCTTCGTTGCTCATACCAAGCATAGAGTAGCCAAGAGCGCGTTGCAAAAAATCAGCCTTGTCTTTGTCTCCCTGAGTAACTTCATCCATGAATTGTTCCCACCTTTTGCACTTTACATCACGCCGAACAGTGTGCCGGAAGTTGGTCTGCATGGTGATAAAATCGTCCCACCTTGCTTCACGAAAAGAAAAGTCTTCAAGAGAGTACGTACCGTTCTGACAGTTGATAAGGTAGGGGTTTGAGTCAAAGCTTGCCGCGGAAATACGAAGCTCACCCGTAGCGTCTTTAAGAATTCTATCTCTCATGCGTCTGTCTCCCATCTTATTGACGAAAACCGTATATTTTTTACGGGTATCATCGTCAACTATCTCTCCACAGTATAGAATCATGAGACGCACAAAGTCTTTGATTTTCTCAGATACGAGGATAGCTCCCTCGTCTTTTCGCCAAGCTCCTTCGAAATAGGTGTACCACGCTTTGTGTTCAGCGCAGTAACGAGCTTCATGATTGTAAAGCATAGCAAATAAATTTGCCATACCCATTTCTGACCATTCGCAACCTGAGGAGGTTTCGCTGGCCTTTTCAGGATGATAAGATTTAATGGTATACATTTTTTCGGATAAGTCTTCGTCCATAATGATCCTGCCTGAGCGAAGTTTAAAGAGTTCTCTGTCACTTGTCATGGCTTATAATCTCCTTATTCCAAGTTAGGATTTAGATATCTCCCTGCCACAGAGATCACACGTGTTAATTCGCAAAACACTTTTCATACCTTAGTTCCTTCCTGCATCGCCTACCTCAAAACGATGTAAGCCCGTAGGCTTCCATGATTTTTAATTGCCTTTCACGCGGCAACTTTTGTAACCGTTCCTGCGTTTGCTTTCGTTCAGCGGCAAGCTTCGCTTTGGTTTTAAAAAATTTACATCCATTGCATTTTGTCACTGTTAGTCCTCTGCATTTGCCGTCAAATCTTAACATAGCGCAATGATTGTCTTTAACAGCTATGTATTTGTCGCATACATGCTCTGCAGCTACTGTAGTATCGTAATATTCAGATTCCCGGCAATTGCAGCATAGCTTTCCATTCATGGCCTGTTTTAGCATATGGCTACATGTTTCACACATATTTACACCTCTCTGTTTTCTATCGCTCATATCTCGTTATGCTATTACATATGGTTTTTAATTCGTCTCTATCCAACGGGGGATCACAAGCAACCATATTACAATATATCAATTCATCATAAATCTGTTGTTTATTGTACCCTTGATAATGTAACATTCCCGCGAGTGATGTGAGACAAATGTTACGACTTCCGTTTGGAATTCTTGGATAAATTGGTCGAAGTTGAATTCTATTATTTTTAGGAGATTTCCATATAGGAGAGTAGATACGACCTCCATAACGGGAACAATCTTTTTTCCGTCGGCTTTCTGAGAAATATTTTTCCACCACATAATCAATCGCTTTTTGGTTTTTCTCAATATTACAATAAAGGAGCGTATCGCCCGTCATGATAAAGTACCTAGCAGATTTGTATATCTCAACTCCGGCAAGATTGTTTTTTCCCTTAAAAGGGAGTGTACCTCGCAAAAGAATATGAAAGCCGCTGCCGCTTTTGGATTTCTCCGTGTAGCTCCTGCACTTACCGATGATGTCTGCGGCAATCTGTGAAAGAAATCCGTCTTGGTCGTACCCTGTGTCTATGTCGATGCCGACATATCCGTTGTCGTTGAAGACGAATCCGCAGTAATCATAGTGCCCCTCCGATACAGATTTAAGAGCCGTATCGAAGGAAGACCATGTTTCGGGATTGGTAGAAGAAGCGGCTTTCCGCATAAACGCTTTCATCGGAACCTTACTGTCACTGCGAGTGCAGACCCACTGATTTAATCGTTTCAGTTCTTCGGGTATGTTCTCATAGTGTGTCATTGTCAGTCCTCCAAGTCCATCTTTGCCCCGCAATTGGGACAATAGTCTGATAATTCATGCCTGTAATCCCCACCCGTCAATGCGTTTCGATTGTATACGGAGCACACATACATTTCCTCCCAGCTTTTATAATTTGAATTGTATACCCACCTTCCATGCACCACAGGGACAACATCGGCGGCGGGTTCTTCGGCAATGTACTGTTCTATAGTGGCCGCAATGAACATCAGACATTTTGGGTCATCGATTACATTTTGAAACGCTTTTCGTATAGATTCTCTATCTATGTACTCAGTCATTGTCGCCCCTCTTTCTTTTTTCTTTAAAGCAAACCTCTTTTCTTGGCAATTTGCTGTTCGAGTTTGTTAATTAAAGTCCAAATGCTGTCCTGCTTTATGTTTCTGTCCACAGATACTCTATAGACATTATCAGAAACAATGTCACCCTCTCGGTAGATGAATAGCAGAATGTCTTTTTCTGTATCTGTAAAGCGCTTTAAGGCGTTCTCACATGCATACCAATTCCGCTTTTCTGCGTCAGAGTGGAACTTGGGGTGTGGGTGGCGAGCATAAAATCTCATGCAGTGCCGGATATAATCGGAATAGTAGGTTCTCATTCTTTGTCCTCCGTTTTATTAGAAACCATTCGCTTGGAGATTTCGCCCTCGAAATACCATTTGTTGTCGATGTTGATGGGATAACCGGCAACATTAGATTTCAACAATTTTCCGTTGTCAATGATGTGCTGAGCAGAAGCAATTGCCATCTGATTTTTCACCAAGTCCTTTCCGGTACGAAGCAGAAAGGTTACTTTTCCATTTGTATTTTTAAGCTGGTAGTTCATTCTTTACCCTCCTTCATCAGCTCACAGATAAACGCCATATTACAAGCCATATGCTTGTAATGTTTGATACCGCTCTCAGCGTCTTTTGAGTGGTTATCCTCAAGAAAAGCAAGCCAGTGCCGATAAAAAGCGTCTATATACCGTTGCAATTCAACTTTCTTCCAATTATCCGGGTCATGGTACTTTCTCGTACCATATTCCCTGACAAGAGCAATATCACGAATGATTTGAACAGGTACAAGGGATAACTTAACTTTCCCTTTATCGTCCTTTGTAATCTCCATTCTATTTCCTCCTACTCCGCAAAGCCCTGTGAACACTTCTCGCTCTCTGATTGTAGAGACTGTTATTGGCTTCACGCCACTTGCGCTCTTTTCTCTAAGTTCATCGTGCGCTTTCTTTTCGGATAAATATTCAGCGCAAGTAGCGTGACAACCGACATGGCGTTTGGGTGCTACACAGTCTTTGCAACACTTTATACTCACCGCCACACCCGCTTAACACTACAGATCGCCAAGCAGAGCGTCAAGGTCAAGACCCTTTGCAGGTTGCGCCGCAGGGGTAGGAGCAGGAGCGGGTGTGGCGGCTTTCGGTGCGGCAGAAGCGTTCTTCTCTTTTCCAAGAGTTAAAGCACGAGCCACAGGCTCGGTGTCAAAATACTCTGCCGGGGACTTATCACCGAGATTTGCGAAGGTAACGGTCTTATTCGGGTCTTTATTGGAAGGGAGCTTGGTATGAACAACCTCTGCGCAAACAAAATGGTCGATAAGCTCAGATGGGTCAATATCCTCCAAGGTGTAATCACCCATCACGGTCTTGGCAAAGTAGGAGAAAGCGTTCAGAGCCTTTTCGTTAAGCTCGTCATTTTTATCCTTGATAGAGAAGCGTTCGGTATGAGTCATACCAGCGGCATTTACCAGCTTTACCTCGATTTTACCAAATTCCTCGTCATAGGTAGCGTCGTAAACACGGAACACATAAGTTCCTTCGGGAATAAGAGTGAAACCACTCGTCATAGGGATTCTTGCCATTTTATTTTCCTCCTTATTTCTTTTTGTTTGCTATGTAAAATGAAAAACAGATTACAACAATCAGTTCCACCATAATGGTGAAGATTATTCCGGCAATAAAGGGATTAACATACAAAGTAAATTACCTCCTCATTTCACAGTCATACGATACTGTTCTGTTTTTGTCTGATATTTTTCGAGTAAGCCATCGGCTTCCAAAGCCTTTTTGTCAATGGTGGTTGACTCAGAACGATAAACAGTCCAAGTGTAGGCGCTTCCTTTGACTTCAACCTTTTTGTCACCGTCACGGAACTGTTTCATGGCGTGTGCCTTGATGATGTCGTTAATCTCTTTCAAACGCTTTTCCTTATCAGCGATATCCGAAATAATTTCATCAACCTCTGTTTTTAAGGATTCCGCTTCTGCAATCAAAGCGTTTATGTCAGTGTCCGGAGTAAGATTGTGAGTGCGAAGCGCCTTTAAGATTTCCGCGTCCTTTTTTTCATCAAACGCCGGGGAGATACCGGTGTCGACATGATCTGTCCACCACTTCTCAACAGCAGCAATTTTTTCGGCAAAATCGGGATAACGCTCTGAAACCTTGAACTCAACCGTAATGGTATTGTTAATATTGGGGGTGTATTTGGAGGGGTCTTGGTAATCCTTTTCTTCAAGGAATGATGCGACCATGATTACATTATCTACCCCGAGAAGATAAGCGTAGAGAGCCGCTTGTAACGCATAGTATTCGGGGACGTCGTTCTGCCAATCCTCAATGCGTTTTGTGGTTTTCATTTCAAGAACGGTATCAACTTCGCCGTTTTCATCCACTCCGAGATAGTCCCACATACCTCCGAGATGAGGATTGTCTGCGAAGAAGTCACCCCATGTTTTATTGAAGTAGTCCTCTCCGTAGCGATCGGTCGGAGAAACAAGATTCATACCATAAGACCTCTTCATATAATCAGCCTGCTTGGGTTCAATCGTTTTACCAGCCTTGGTGTAAACGGTGTCTTCAAAAGGTACTTCATAGGTCTTAGTGATCGCACACCACATTTCAAAAGCGGTTGACCAAGGATTGAGACCGAGAATCGTCGCAAAACGAGTACCGGTGATTTTCTTGGTACGCTTCGGCGGGGCAATCTGTAAGCGGTTTCCTTCGAGCCATTTAATATTTGCCATTACGCTTTCTCCCCTTCCACCATCGCTGTAATTCTCTGAATGAGAGTTTCACAATCAGCTTTGGAAATCACCGTAAAACCTTCTGTTTGAACGGCAATCTTTGCGATCATTTCCTCTTTGGTAGGGTCGGTATCCTTGAGCTTTTTAAGCACATTTTTCAACCCTTTGATCTGCAAAGGCGTAGCATTGTCAGACGGGGCAGTAAGCTCCTTTTTCACTTCTTGTCTCTGTTCGGAAGTAGCAGGGGCAGCTTTGGGACTCGAAGAGGAAGAAGTTCCGGCGCTCGCATCAATATCGTCGTTTTCGCAAATATCGAGAGCAATCATGTAGAGGTATCTTCGCATATATGTAATCGAAGAACCGAGCGCCATCATTTCGTTGGTTACCTGTTTCCCGGCGTTGGAAACAATAGGAGAAACTTGATTGAACGGAGAAGTAAACGTGATAGTCTCTTCCGGATTATCTGTATTCACCATCGTCATGGTCGCCGTGTCGGAAGTGAAATTTACAACCGGCATGATACCGACTTCTTCAAAAATACGGATCGCTGCGGGGACAATATCTTCAAGTTCGAAGTATTTGAACGACAGGTTCATGTTCTTTCCTGTCTTCTTCACATCGACTTCAAGGAACATCGCTCTCGCTCTGAGCAATTTCTGATAGATGTTCATTGCGGTTGTGTTTGTGGTTTCAGTTTTTTTAGCAGTAGCCATTTTTTTATGTCCTCCTTTTTTCTTTTCGGGCTTAATGCCCAAAAAATCGTTAATACGTTTTTTTGCCATTTCTATGTAGAATGTTTTATCCACATCATCAATGGTTAAACAGTTGTTATTGTCGATGATACAATGTTCCGGCAGCATTTCGATTTTCGCCGTGCTATCATTTTCCGCCTTAACCTTAAACAGTTTTCCGTACCGCTGATCTTTTGTAGCGTACACGCGATTTACTTTCTGAACAGGTATTTTTTGTCCATCGACAAGATGATAGGCTTCGCGATATTTCGCGCCTGCTTTGGCTATAAGTTGAAATTGAAAAATATCGTTACACCCATTGATTGTGTCCTCTACAGGAGTACCGTTGACGAAGTACTCTTTCAAAGCGGTAGCCACGATACAGGCATTGTTATTGATGTTGAACGCTCCGGCTGGTGCGATACCCCTCACCAAATAACCACCCTTCGACTTCGCTTTGCCGTTGGACTGTACCTCGATGTAGTTGTTTACGTCCTTCTGTGCGATCTTGACAACAGCGTCCTCCTCAAGCTCAAAGCCAGTTCGGGACTGCCATTCGTCACAGATTTCGTCCAGCTTCGGAAGGTCTTTCCGGCTACACTCGACCATGATACCGTCAGTGTTGAGCTGTATGATTTTCAGCCCCGGAATGTCAGCGTAAAGGTGCTGTGCCAGCTCCAATAGGAAAAGCTGTCCTGTGATACACACAGAGCGTCCCATGAGAGGGTCAAACAGGTCGTTGTACTTGTTCAGCAACGCACCGTAAGTGGTGTTTACAACGAGCTTGAGAGCGTTGGCGGTAGCCTTATCGCCGCTTGCCTTGGCTTTCATTCGGGTTTCCAATACGTCTATGAAAATCTGAGCAGAAGGAATGTTTCGTGAGGTGTAACCGCATAGAGTCATGAGGTGAGGGTAGTAGCTCGCCACATCTTTATTGCGAATAACCCTGTCACCTGTTTCCTCAAAAAAGTAATGTGGTATGGCGGCATGAATACCTCCGTATCCAACAACTCCCGGACAATCCCCGATCTGAAATTCCAGCTTTCCGCTGAAAAGCTCCTTATCGGAAACAGAAGGGTCATACATCTTATCAAAGAAAGCAAACACTTCCGGGGGAATATACTCACGCTTGAGGTTTTCCGGGTACACATACTTGCGTTCATCATCGTGCGGTTTTTTGCTCGCTTTCAGCATAGCCGCAGTCAGCTTTGCATTTGTCATACCCATTGCTTTCACATCGGAAAGACCAGCCAGCCTACCGATGTGAACTTTGTTCTTGAGATAATCTTTCCGAAGCTCTACCAGCCGTTCTGTCGTATCAACATCGTGCATACAGTACTTGGCGGTTTCTTTCAGCTCGTCCTCAGTGAGAGGGCGGTCAATGTCGAAGGGTACGGTAGACTCCTCAACAGAGAGACCCAAGTGACCTTCGATAGCCTTGAGTGACAATCCCATCTGCGTATCGTCCTTGATGTCCACATTGTTGAATTTGAAGAAGAAATCCCTCAGCGGCGGGTATTCCCAACCCTGGCCGCCGCCAATAAGGTAATCGTTGGTCTGTTTCACTTCCTGCGGGGTGAACCCACAGCAGATCGCCTTAATGATGAATTGGTCGTAATGCTTTGAGTTGAAGCCTACATAGATACCGTCCTCAAAAATACACTCTCGGAGGGCTTCGCTGTCGTTGTGAATAACTGTATGTACCCCGCTCTCGACATCTTTGAAAACCACAATCCAGTCAAAGGCGAAAACCTCAACATCGTAGATAATCAGTCTCATTCCTCGTCACTTCTTAAAAGCTCGTCAAGCCATTTCGAGATGTCTTGTGCTTCCTGCTTGGGCGAGTCTATGGGAAGAAGCAAATTCCTTAAAATCCCTTCAAGTACATTCACAACAATCGAATTCCCGGCTTGTTTGTATAGTTGCGAATTACTGTTTACCGCTTCCGCTTTCCGAAAATCCTCATCGTCAAAGCCCATCAGTCTCCAATATTCAAGGGGTGTTAGTTTGCGTATGCGGAATGGTTCGTTGTTCTCCATAACTGCTATCTTTATTTCCTGATTACCTCCCCCGCAAGTGTGTAGGGTAGGAGATAATCCGTCAGTTGCGTACACTCTCCGGGATTGCTCGTACATTTTGTCCCACACACCGCCTGAGAGGACACCTATTTGATTACACTTCACATGCGCTCCTACCTTTGGTGGGTCTTTGAAATGGGACGCCTTTATTGTCCCAATCAAACCTTTTGAGGAATATACCTCTTGATTTTGATGGTATTTTCCGCTTTTGCCTAAGACCCTTCCTAATACATTCACTCTTTGATGAAGTTGTCGATAATTCTTTAACCCGCTTTGGTGGTTATCGTATGGGCGATTATCCGTCTCTCTATCTCTCGGTTCAAACTTAAAGCCTTTACCGATATCTACTATCCTTGTTGACCGCTTTTCGTCATCCTTCAAGAATGTATCTGAGAGAAAATATTTCTCCTCGACGTTCCCTTCAAGAAAATCGTCCATAGAGCATTGGAGAGCTTGAGGTTGAGGAAAAGCGAATCCTGTATCAATGTCCTTACGAATGCTAACCGCAAATACCCGCTCTCGATTTTGAGGAATACCGCAGTCTTTCGCATTGATAACCTGCCAATAGGAGTTATAACCGAGTTCATTTAACCGAGCAAGCCATGCTTCAAATTGCTTGATGAACTTCTTACCCACGAGGTTTTTGACATTTTCGAGGATAAGATACTTTGGCAATTCGCCATGTTCAGCGGCAACACTTAAAAGCCGTTCGACCTCATACAGGAGACCGCTACGGGTTTCGCCCTTGATGATTCCTGCTTGATGGCCTGCCTGTGAGATGTCCTGACACGGAAAGCCATAAGTCCATAAATCGGCATAGTCGAGTTTTGCGACCTTTGAGATGTCTCCGTAGTTTTGAGTTGCGCCATAGATAGTTTCATAGGACTTGATAGCGTACTTGTCGATTTCAGAGATACCGACAATCTCATGAGGAATGTTCAGCCTTATCAATGCTTTGCGAAAAGCACCTATGCCGCTGAACAATTCGTTTACTTTAATCATTGGTTTATCCCTCCTCTACGAAGTAACAACCGTTCTTCCGATAGGTCGTACATCGTTTCTTGTAGGACTTCACGAGATAAGCGATATTGTCTACGAAGTCATAAGCGATAGGTTCTGCCTTACCCTCGTAGACACGAGCAATTCTGCCGATACTCTGCGTCACCACTGCGTAATCCTTCTGAGGGGTCGTGAGGAACAGCCGCTCCAAGCAAGGAATATCGAGACCTTCTTTCGCCAGCGCATAGGTGGCAAATAAGTATTTTTTCTTCCCGGTTCTCATATCCTCGATAGCCTGTTCTCGTTCTGCCTTGCCTTTTTTAGTAGTCATTTTGCCGCTTACCATTACAGCGTCCTTCTTCATGTGAGCTGGTAGCCAGTTCATGAGGTGTTCCAAGTGACCAAGCCTGTCAGAAAGAATCAGACAGCTCTTACCCTCGTTGAGCTTTATGGTGTTGACAATGACTTCCTCCCGGTAGAGATTTTCCGTAAGGTAGGTAATGAGCTTGGTGTAATTGAGAGTACCGTCTGTGTTGAGACACTTTCGGTCAATCTCAACACCAGTTCCAACCGGGAGAATACCTACCTTCATGATTTTGTCTCCTACGGCTTCATCGGGTACGGTATAGACCACATGACCGAGAAGGGCATAGGTGGCTTCAATCATGCCGTCAGACCGATGTACCGTTGCCGAGAGACCGATTTTGTGACGTGCCGCCAAGTTATTCAGAACCTTGTAGAACTGCGTCATAGAGGTAGGTGTTCCCGCTACTCTATGACAGTTACCCGTGACAAATGCAAAGCCATCCGCTCTGACAATAATCATGTGAGATGGAACTTCTACGCAATAAACGTCGCCGCTATATGGGACATATCTTTTCTTACATGATTGGACATCCTTGTAATTTCGTTTAAACCCATACACTCGATATATATCCGAGTAGTTTTCGCTTCGACCGTCATGTTGCACAGTTAGAGAAGATGTATAACCTCCCAGAAATGCGATTACGCTAACAAATTCCGCATTTTTCTTAACTTTGGAGCTGTAGTAATAGTCATAGCGCCCCAATGTTGAACCGTCCCATTCGCAAATTTCCCGGATGAAATCTTCCGCCCTGTTTTTGCCCATGTTCGTGTCAAAAGTGGTCGTTAGGTCTTTCGATATTGTCAGAGGGGTTTGATACATAAATCGTCTATACCCGTCTCGTGACTTTATCTCTGTAAATGGAATATTTGCCTGTTTAGCCAGTTCGCGAATACGGTCAATCTTTCGCGATTTCTTTAGCTGAATGCTCCACGATATATGGTCTACACATATCCGTTGTATGGTTCCGTCTGCTTGAGAAGCTATCGCTATTCTTTCAAGAGGGGTTAAAGGTGAATTATTGCCGGTACCCTCACCTGAAACAATAAGATTTTTTCCGTAGCATAGGCTAACACCCCCTATGGGTTCTCGCTTAATCGTATTGACTCTGGAATAGAAAAGAGGTTGTATATGATTTTCCGTCATATACACATCTCGTCCATCTTTTACCGTGAATTTGACAAGCGTCCCTTCGTGATGCCGTTTGATATGAGATATAGGCTCTACAAATTCGATTTTCCCGTCTTCGGTATATTGCGCTATTTTTTCGTCACCTTGCAACGCATCGAACCGTAAAAAACCTTTGTCCGTTAACACCTCGGTATCACCTTTGAAACACTCGTCCACGATAATCACGTCCCAAAAATCCCTGTACCGGGACAGGTCGAGCTTGCACATGGTCTGGATAGTGGCAAAGGTAATGCCGCTCCCGATGTTGACCTTGCCCTCAGTAATTGTCCCGATAAGCCGATTGTCCATGTACCGTTCCGCTCGTTCTTTGCTCTGTCTGAGTAAGTCAAGCGTGTGGGTGAGCCATAAGGCTTTCTTCCCAAATCGCTTCACAAGAGCAATTCCCATCTGCGTTTTACCGCTACCTGCGGGGCTTTGCAGAATACCGTACTGTTCAGCCGCCACAGCATCCACAGCGGCCTTTTGGTAGTCATAGAGGGGAATATCTGACCCTCCGTAGGAAACTTCCTCAGCGGCCTTGAAATCGCCTACAAATACGGAGTTTTCTTTCACGAAATCAGGCAGTGTCCTAAGTGTTCCAAACGGAAGCACAAGGGTGTTTCCTCTCTGCTCGTATAGGCTCAGAGTTTTGGGCGTATTACCGAGCCACAAATTCATACGGGCTTTCTTCTGATAATCCGGGTTCGGGATTATCAGGTGCTTTTTGCACCACATCTGCATTTCTGCGGTAGGATTTTCGACTGTAAGTACGTTTGATACGGTAATAATCATGCTGTTTTCAGCCATTCTTCGAGATAGATTCCATTACTTCGAATAAGTTCTTCTTTCAGGTAGGACATTTCTCTCAAAGCCTTTGCGATAAACTCATGAGAAACCATACAAACGGTGTCTCCGGGGAGTAGCATAGCGAACCAGCCTACACCATTCCCGCATAATCTCCACAGCCGCATGGACGAATCCTGATTTTCTTCAAAGCGGGAGAGCGCAAACCCCCGGTTACTACACACCTTACAGTCGATAAGGTATGTTTTTCCGTTCCGGGCGGCAATCACATCGGCAGGTTGCCCGTCTTGGTTTTGCGCCATATTGTGTGCCCAAAAGCCATGCTCAAAGAGGATTTCACAGAAAGCTGACTCAAAATCATTGCCGAGCTTTTTATTCGTCATATTCCTCGTCCTCCTCTCTGTAGCGTTCAAGTTCCTCCATAATAGAGCGAAAATAATCGGCGGCTTCGTGACCCATGTAATTCTCAATGAGATAGACAAAATCACGCTCCGAGAAAAGTGTTTCTAATTTGCCATCTTTAAGCTCCATCACTCTTGGCATTGCGTGACACCTCCTCATATTTCTGCATAAGGTTGAGAATTTTTGAGGAATAATCTGTGCTTGTTATGCCGTTCTCCCAAGCCTTTTGCGCACCATAATCGCCCATGTTATAAGCCATCAGAGCTTTGCCATAGTCACCATATTTTTCGATGTACCCGCCGATAATGGTGATTCCACAAAATACGTTTTGATAAGGGTTGAGCATATCGGCGGTTTGGTATTTCTCCTCAAGCCACTCATGATTTACTGCGTTAATCTGCATTAAGCCGAAGTCATTGGTGAAACTTGCAATCTCCGGGTTGAAACCACTCTCATGCTCAATCATGGCAATAGCCAATGTTACGGGGACATCCTCGTCTGCACAGATTTCGTAGATATACCTCTGTAAAGAATCTGACAACGGAATGTCGTACAAAAACACATCTGCATTTTCAACGAGCATATCCGATTCATACACCGGGACTTCCACCGTTTCAGTGACCGTTACTGTTTTCATCGGCGTAGTAAACTTTCCAACGGTGAACCCGATTGCTCCACCCAGCAGTACCAATCCAACAAGGAAAGAATAGAGTGTCATGGTTTTTCGTTTTGATTTCTTTTTGCTTTCTCTACATTGCGTAGCCATTCTTGAAAATCCTCCTCATGCTTCGGGTCTTCGTAAAATCGTTCCAGAATACCCATCAATGATCGTGCGAGGTCGTTTATCTGTGAATCACTGAGATTCACGTTCGGTGAGGATTTTGTCACATTCATCGAGAACCACCTTCGCCTTGGGGTAGGTGTAAACCCCTCGAAGAATGCTCGACATTTCGGGCGGCTGAACTGTAATGCCTCGCTCACGCAGTTCAAGAATTAAATCCACCTGCTTGACTCCGAGCTTCTTCATACGGTCTTGAATATGACTCATACTTTTACCTCCTTCCATAATTCAGAAATCGAGAATTGTCTTGACAACAAGACGAATTGATGTTATTATTCTTATAGGACTACTTGACCCATTTTCCTCCTTGAAACTGGTACTTTCGAGGGGGTGGGTTTCTTATTGCCAATTCGTTATTCCCGAACTTCGTGGTCTTATTATAATTCTTCTTTTACGAATTGTCAATAGGAAAATCAAAATTTTCCGAATTAAAATTTGTGAAAGGAGAATTATCGTGTCTTTCAGAGAAAATATCAACCGCATTTGCATTGAACAAGGTACAAACCTCACCGCAGTGGTAAAGGCCGTCAAGGGTTCATCTTCCTTCACCAGTGCAATCAACAAAGGCTCTCTACCAAAAGAGACTGAAATGGTAGAAATGGCGAGAATGTTACATTGCTCTGTCATTGATTTTTTCATAGATAAAGAAGACCTCGCTCCACAGGCTGAACCGCAGAACGAGGACGAAGAAGACATTCTCAGGATTTATCGCTCTCTTTCCAGACGAGCTAAGCATGAGTTTATGTCGATGGCGTATGAATTTGAAAACAGGGAGGAGTTAGAGGGGGATAAGGAAGTTACTGCGGCGATCTAAACTCATTCCCATCGAACTGCTCAGAAGAAAGAAGTACTTGGAGGTGATACTACGAAAGCGGTAATCTATGCCAGATATTCAAGCCATAATCAGCGAGAGGAGTCTATAGAGGGACAGCTTCGTGAGTGTCACGATTTTGCGCTGAAAAACGGAATGACAATTATCGGTGAATACTGCGATAGAGCGATCTCAGGGAAGACCGATAACCGTCCAAATTTCCAACGGCTTATCAAAGACAGCGAAAAAGGCCAGTTTGAAGCGGTGATAATGTACACTCTTGACCGTTTCGCTCGGAATAGATATGACTCAGCCATCTATAAAGCCAAGCTGAAAAAGAATGGCGTAAAAGTGTATTATGCCAAACAGCCTATGCCAGACACCCCGGAAGGTATTATTCTGGAATCTGTGTTGGAGGGGTACGCAGAATACTACTCAGAGAACCTATCCCGCAATATAAAAAGAGGGCTGAAAGAAAACGCACTGCAATGCTTTGCTGTGGGTGGAGCTGGTATGCCCTTGGGTTACACCGTTGGTGAAGACAGGAAATACAAAATTGACCCCGTAGGAGCTAAAATTGTACAGGAAATCTTTCAGATGTACGCCGATGGTATGTCTGCCACACAAATCATCAACGAATGCAACAGGCGGGGATATAAGACTTCACGAGGAAACGCCTTTAATAAGAACAGCCTGAGAACGATGTTGAAGAATGATAGATACATCGGTGTATATCGTTTTGCAGATGTCGTAGTAGAAGACGGTGTGCCGCCGATTATAAGTCGGGAACTATTTGATAAAGTCCAAGCCACTCTAAATCACAATTATTCAGCTCGTGCCAGAAACAAGGCGAAAGACGATTATCTCCTGACAACAAAGCTGTTCTGCGGTCACTGCGGCTCCGCTATGGTGGGTGAGAGTGGCACATCAAAGTCGGGTAAACTTCATCACTATTACAAGTGCATTGACCGTAAAAGAAAGCATAAATGCAAGAAAGCTGTTGAGAAAAAAGACTGGATAGAGGAATTGGTGGTACGTTTTACAGTGCAAAAAGTACTGACCGATGAAACCATAGAATGTATTGCGACACGAGCTATGGAGATCATCGAAAAAGAATCGGCAGATACCACATACCTCGATGGGCTTCAAAACGAACTGAAAAGCATTAAAAAGAAAATCAAAAATCTCATGAACGCCATCGAGCAAGGAATCATAACTCCCACCACTAAGGAAAGAATGGACGAGCTTGAGCTTGAAAAGAACGAGGTGGAGAGCAAGATTGCTCGTGAAGAAATGAAAAAACCACTCCTAACGAAAGAGCGCATAATGTATTGGCTCTACTCGTTCAAGAGTGGTGATATAGATGATATTGAGTATCGGCGTAGAGTAATAGACACGCTTGTGAACTCTGTATATGTCTATGACGATGGGGACAAAGGCCGCAGGATTGTCTTCACATTCAACATTTCGGGTCAAAACACAGCTACGCTTTCGTGTTCGGATATAGCGTGTATGGCTCCACCACGTCGCTGCGGACGGCATATCGTTCGCAGCGACTTTTTTGCAAAAGTCACTTCTCACTCATTCTGTCGCAGCTCCTCTCCGAATCGAACCCGCTGCGCTGGGCTTCGATTCGGGTTTTTGTCCTAACTCTGGGTATCTTTTTTGTATCTATGCCCGGAAAGCCTGATATTGTGGGCTTTCCGGGCTTTTTTGTTTTCCGGGGACTTGGTGGAACAAGCCGCTATCAGCCCGCTTCCTATTGCGACGAGCATTTAGTCCCATAGCGGCCCATTTTTGCACCCCCTTGTCTGGCTCTCTTGTACCAGAACTGAGGAAACGCTAAAAAGTGTTCGCCCCCGGATAGCGCCCCTTCCTTCAATGAGAACAATTTAGCGGGAACCTTGCGGCTCCCGCTTTTTTCTTATTCCCGCTCGAAAACCTCTCCACAATCTCCACAGATTACATTGACCTCCCGCGTTGCCCGGATAATGGTGCCGCAGCAGGGGCAGACATATTTGATGCTGCGGTTAATGGATTTCTTACTTCCGCCCTTGGTGGTGCCTTCCACCGGCAAGCGGCTGGCATTGATCTTGTCCTCACCCAAAGTTTCTCTGATCCATGCCTCCGCCTCCGGGGCCAGAGTCGTTATCGTCCAGCCATACTTGGCGTGCTTCTCGATATGCAGGCCGTGGGCCTCGGCGGTGGCCTTAAATTTCTGGTTGTGGTAGTAGCCGTTGTTGCTTACGTCTTGAATACCTTGCACCAGATTGCAGAGATGCGCCATCTCATGCAAGAGCGTGGCTGCCAGCTCGAAGATGGGCCGGTCAAGGTACTCGGCGCAGAGATTGATTTCCCGATACTTCTCGCCGCTGGCGTTCCATATCTCATTGATACTACACCAGCCATACGCACCGCGTCCTCCGTCCGGCGATACAGTGATGGCCGGGCGGGTCAGCTCGCCCTCGTAAAAATGCTCGTTGAACAGGTCGAACATTTCCTCGGTTTTTCTTACGATTTCAGATATTTGCAGCATGGTTGCGTCCTCCTTAAAGATATGTTTTATTTCTGTGAGTGACAGCTTACACACCACCGGTCAAAAAGCAAGCTCTAAAGGTCTTAAAACATATCTTTTTTCACTGAGGACAGGAAAGGCCCCGCCAAAGCGGGGCCTTCTCGATTTATTCTGCGGCAATGAAGCCTTGCTCTTTCAGGCTTTCGATCAGCGCCGGATTTTCCGGGCCGATCAGGGTTCCTTCTTTGTCTACTGTGTACTTACCGATTTCATAGGCAAAGCTGGGGGCCGCCTTGTATTCCGGCTTGGCGTTCGTAAATTCGCTGACCGCTACTACAAGCTGCTTGCGACGTACGCCGGTCACATTGTAGGCGGCCTCAATGCCTTCCGGCTCATTTTCCTCTGTTGCAGACTCACCGGGATCTTGTGCCGGAATTTTACTGTCCTGCGGGCTTTCCTCCGGCGCGGCCTCTATCTCCGGCTCGGCAGCCTCCACAGCCATAACCTCTGTGCTTTCCTGTGCGGCGGCTTTGGCTGCGGCCTTCGCTGCCCGGCTTACTCTGGTGCGGGCCTCCGGGAATACCTCCGGCAGTACGCCTTCCTCATAGTGGATTTCAAAGGTGATCTTCCCGTCCATGTGTACGTTGAAATGGAAGTCGGTCATTTCTACCTCTTTTAGTTCGTCCGGCAGCTCAATGTTTTTATACCGCTTGACCTCCTTCTCGTTTACCATAAGGCAAACCGGAACCGCGTCCCTCAGTTTCGCTGTGATTTTTCCTGTTTTCAT